GCCCGACACCCCCGGAACCAGAGAGTTGCAACGCCCCCGATTGCCCATCCAGTCCGCAGTTCCCGCAATCATTGCGAAACGTCCCGGACATGTCCGACGTCCCGGCAGGTGCGCCACCACCGCCCGCAGTATTGGTGACGGACGCCACCTGTCCCGCAAATCCGCTGGGCAGCCATTGCAGCGTCTGGCCTGCGCCATTCACGCACGACGTCTGCCCGCCGCGATATCCATTCCCCGAACTGGCATTGCCCGCACCACCAGAGCCGATCGTGAAAACAAGGTGATCGCCGGGGGTTACGGTATAAATCCCCTCCATGATGCCGCCACTGCCGCCGCCTGCGCCGGAAAATGTCTGTGACGTGGTGGTGGCCGAACATCCCGTTGCGCCCGCACCCGCACCAATCCCCCGCAGGTAAACCCGTGTCACGCCAGATGGCACCACAACGGTGGTCGAGGCACTGACCGGATAAAGCGACGAGGACGCAAGGGACAGATCCGTTGACAGCACGGCCTCCGCCGCCTCCGCCCGTGTGGTTTCCAACGCCAGTGCGGATGAAGGCGCAAGCCCCGTGAACAGCGATTGCCACGATGCCCCCGATGCGCCAGGCGTGGTCATGTTGTCATCAACGGTGGAGATGTAATACGCCCCCGCAACCGCCCCCGACACGATGGCGTTCAGCGGGTATCCACCGATCGCGGTTGCGAAATCCCCATCCCATGACCCGAAATATCCCGCCTGATACACCCGCAGCACGGATGTGATCCAGTTCAGGATGCCATTCATGTCCGCCCCCGATGGCGGGGTGCCACCGGCGGAAACCGGGTCGAATGTCACCGGCGGGAACCCATCCGTCAACGACGCCGCCCCCGCCGTCACCCCCACCTGTGAAGCCTGCGGGATCGTGCGGATATAGCTGGCCCCGGCACTGCCTGCAAAGGGAAGCGCGAATTTCGCGGGAAAGGAACTCTGTTTCACGAAACCTCCATACGGTAGGCAACAGCAACACCGGCAGGGCGGGGCAGCACGCCCGAAGCCTCGACAATGGAAATCTCCACCGGGGTCAACTGAAAATCGAAACTGTAGGTCATGGTCATGTCGCCATTATCGGCAACCCACGCATTGCCCCGCCCGGCAAACAACGTCATCAGGATCGCATTCAGCCCGATGACCGACCCGTTGGTGATGTTCGCCATCGCCTTGGCATAGATCAGGATGCGCAACGCATCGTCGCCAAGGCTGTAATTCGCGGTGGAAACCGTGCCGTTATAAAATGGCCCCTGCCCAAAGGGCGCAGCAGAGGTATTGCCCGCCTCGCCAAATCCCCAGAACAGGTCTTCGGTTATCGTCAGGACACGGCTGATGCCGACAATGCGCCCCCATACATCCAGGCCATAGCCACGCGCCGTTTCCACGTTCCAGACCAGGTCATAAAAGCTGTCGATGTTCGCGCCGGGGTCAATGCACTGGTTCCATGCGTCGATCAGGGTGCAGATGGTGGGGCTGCTGGCATACTGGCTGATGATCGTCTGTTGCACATTCTCCATGTCACACCAGCGCCAGCGTGATGTCGTCGGGGTCGAGCGTGGGGGCCTGGTTGATGTCCATCTGCACCGTAAACCCCGTGGGCATGGCGGTGGTGCCGATCGTGATTTCCACAATCTGCGCCCATGCGCCCAACCCCGCGATCCCGGCATAAAACCGGCTGGCATACAGGCGTGAAGCAATGCGCGCCCGCGTCCCGCCATCCGTGCCGTCAAACGCCGCCGCCACCGCCGCCTGCACCTGCGTCAGGGCGTCGGATGGCACGCAGGACGCGTTGCCCATCGACACGGCGACGAAAACCGGTGTCGGCGTCGCGTAATCGAACGACACGCCATAGGACGGCGCGGTGGTATAGGCCGCATTCGGGTCCGCAACCGTCACCATGGTGGTGCCGGTATAGCCACAGCCCGGCGGCTTTTTCTGCATGATCGCCAGCGCGATGGCCGCGCTGTCGCCGCCCACCACGCAGGCATAGACACTGTGCGCGGCAATCGTCACCCCGCCGGTGGTGATGGCGGCGGATGTGGGATTGTCCGTCACATACGCATCCGTCACGCCCGGCACAGACAACAGCCCGCCAAGGATGGCGGCGTTGGACCCGATGGAATTCCCCGCCACGGTGGCGGCGCGCCGGGCCTCGAACGCGGTGCGGCTTTCCTGTTCCGCGCCGGTGACACCGGCCACCACGTTCGTAACCGACGTCAGGCCTGCCACCGACTGGTACAGCGAAATCGCCCCCGCCGGGCATGAAACCGGCCCCGTGGTGGTGCAGGCGAATTCCATCGCCAGCGTGCCAGTGGCCGGGATCATGCCCGCAGAGGTCGCGGCGTAATGATATCCGGCCCCGTCCTGCACCAGCGTGCCAGAGGGTATGACCGTCCCCATCGCCCCCACGCACATGCACGATACCACCGTGGCCGTGGCGGGATTGCGCGCGATGAAGTAGATGCGCGCAATTGCATCCTGCATCCGCCCCGATGCAAAGGCCGGGTCCACCCCGTTCGCCAGGGCCACGAACGCATCGTTGCAATCGCCGATGATGGCGGTCAGGCTGCTGGCCAACTGTCCCTGCGGGGTGGACAGGTCGGGATTGAGGCTGCCGCCAAAGGCCGCGCCAAGATCCGCCATCACCCCGGTCAGGACATCACTTTCGGCGGGTGCGACAAACCCCGTCGCACCAAGAGAGGCGGCAGGAACGGATGTGGTGCTAGAAACTGACACTTGTGGTCCCTCCGGTGGTCAGGGTGACAAGGATGGAGCCCGACAGCACGCGGTCCGCACCGATGGCCGTCAGGACACATCGCGCATCGGACACGCCCGATACCGCGCGGGCCGTGGCCTCCACCTGCGTGCGAAAGGCGGCGGGCGACTGCCCCACGCCAAGGACAAGGCGGAAATACGCAATCCCCTTTGACGTGTCGTACCAGCATTCCCCGGCAAAGGTCCGCACGGCGGTCGCCACGTCCTGCACCACGCAGTACGGCGCGGACGCCACGGCAATGTCGCGCGACGCCGTGACACACAGGTCCCACGTCGTGCGATCCAGAAGAAGTGAGGTCATATATGGCCCTGTGCGTTATGTGGGCGCACCCGTCGTGCCGGGCGCACCCGTGACCGGATGGGTATGCGACCGGCCCGAAACCGTGCCCGCGACCACATCCGTCCGGCCGGTGATGGTGCCACCGGCCGTGATGTCGCCGGTCGTGGAAACCGGGCAGTTGATCTGCATGCCGGCGGCGTCCACCGTGAACGTGCCGGCCGTTTTCACCCTCACCCCATTTCCCGTCAGCCAGATATATTCCTCTGGCGTGGCATTGAGGATGGGCGCGACATAGATCGCATCGGCCATATCATGGATGCGGAAACTGCCCGGTGCGGCGGGCGCGCGGCTGGCCTTGGCGGCGCTGATGTCGCGCCCGCAGATGATGACCGCGCCCAGATCCCCCACACAGGGGTCACAGATGACCGCGCTTTTCCCGCCCTGCATGCGGACATACGGCACGTTATGGATGACGCCGTGCGCCATGGACCGCCCCAACGCATCCTGCATATGGACCAGCGGCTGCACATCGACGAAGCCCACGGGGTTCAGCCCCACGCCATTGACCGCGACGACACGCACCGGCGTGTCCGCCCCCATCATCGCCAGCAGGCGACGGCCCACCGCCTCGACCGAGCCAAAGTCAGATCCCCCGTCCTGACGCGTCTGGAACCCGGGATAGGTCGTGTTCTGTATCGCCATCACATCATCCCCCCATGGCCGGGTTGCCCGTGCGCGTGGCCGCGACATGGGTGAACCATGCGCCGTCGGGCACCTCGCTTTCCAGCTGGTGCGTAATCAGGTACGGCGCCCAGACACCGTCCGACGCCATGGGCACATCACCCTGCACCGCCGGGGCGGCCTGTATCCGCACCGGCGAAAGATAGGTGATGTCCGGGCGGAACAGCGTGCGAAACGACACGCCATCCTGGTTATAGGCGGGATAGCCAAGCATCCCGGTCGCGGCGCTGATGACCGGGGGCGTGGCCGTGTCATCGCCCGCAAGGTCACGCCCCCATGCCGTAAGGGTATTATCCTCGATCGTGATGACGATGCCCGCCGCATGGCGGATGCGTTCGATCCGGTCACGCGCGCAGCCCCAGCCGTAATAATCATGGATCATGACACCCCCCAGCCCATGCGTCACAAGGCCAAGCCCGCATTGCGCGGCAATGTCCGACAGCACCGTTTCCACCGACACCGCCCCGCAATACCCCCCCGGCGGCAGGGGCTGCACCTGCAACCCGGCAAGGGAACTGGCGGTGACGATGAACGCCACGTCCGGCGCGGTGGTGAAATCAATGAATGCCCCCACCACAACGCCACGGAACACCGTGACCATGCCGCCATCATGGGTGGCGCGCAGGGTGACGGTGTTGCCGCATGCCTGCATCTGCTGTTGCGGTGCATCGGCGGCCGGCATGGCCGACAGCACCGACAGGCGGTTCATCATCGACAGGGCCATCCCCCCCACCCGCAGGGACAGGGTGCTGCCACCCGGCAGGCCGGCATTCGTCACCTGCGCATGGCACCGCAGCCCCGACAGCGTGACGGTATCCGTCCCCCCTGCGCCGAACCCGCCCGACGCCACGCCAAAGCTGACCTCCAGCGCCTTTTGCGTGAAGGGTGCGACAGGATCAGGCGACATTCTGCCCCTCCCTGTAGGTCAGAACATACCGCCCCCCCAACCCGTCACAGGACGGGTCGGAGGTTCCTTCGAGGTCAAGGAACGCGAAATCGCCCGGCAGCCCGAAATAACCATCGCGCACGATCCATGTCCGGTCGCGGCACATGACACCGCACAACACCGGCGTATCGCGACACGAAATGTCGATGAACAGCCCGGTGGCGCGCTGCCGGATGTCAAGGCGCATCACCTGTTGGGACACGACGACATTGACCGACTGCGCCGCGATGGCGGACAGGGGAATGACCTGTGGGGTCGCCATTTATGACGCCTTTTCAAAAGGGTTTTTTGGGAATGGGGAATGCGCGAACAGACATTTCCAGACAGAGGCTTTTGCACAAAACTGTCTTGGGGGCTGTTTGGAAACAGGCCACTGATAAAAAGAACAGTTTCTGGGGGCTGACTTTTGATCGAAAAATGCGGCGTCTTTCGAAGCTTTTTGGAAAAAGCTTCACCAAAAACTTTTATGATTTCATGATTTTGGCGGACTTGCCTTTTCAAACACTCTCTTAATGGCTGTCGCGATCCTGTCGGGTTGGGCGTTTCAAGCAACGCGCAGAGATCACCTGACGCAGGATTTTTCAGAAATTCGCCCTATATAAACGCCTTTTTGGAAAAAGTCCGACCAGACACCTTGTCAGATCACATCCGCCAGGCTGGCAAGCTGCGCCGTGGTGGCATCGGTGGCCTGCACCGTGCCGCCGGACCGCATCACCTGCCCTGCCGCCGTCGCGGTGGTGGCATAGGATTGCGTCGCGGTACAGCGCACCTCCACCACCATGACCTGCACCACCAGCAACGTGATCCCGCCGCGCGTTTCACGACGGTAACGATGGCCGACCACATTGACCGACGCCAACGAATATTCCGGCGTATGCACGGCATAGGTCGCGGTGTCGTCCTCCATCGCCGCAAGCGTCGCCAGAAATGACGCACGCACCATCCGTGCCCCGCCACCCGTCATGTTGCCCCACGCGGCAATGGGGGAATATTGCGAAACAAGGCTGTCGAGGCCGCCGCTGCCTGTCTGCGACCCATCACACAGCATTTCCAGCAAAAAGCGACGGGGGGTGGCAACCTTGTTATAGGAAACAAAAGCCCCGTCTTCCTGCGGGGCGTCGGAAATGGCATGCGCGCTTTCGAATTCCACCGCGCGCACATGCGCCGCCGTCAGGACCTGCGCCCCCGTGGCGTCGAATATCCCCCACAGGCTGGCGGCGCTGCTGATCTGGTAATCATCAAGCATGGTGCCCAGCGTGACCGAACCCATGGCCCGCACATCATCCGCAACATTCCCCAGAACACGCGGCACCCCCTGCATCGACGGCAGATTCCATGTCGTGGGCATGGTGACGGGAATCATGGTCATGGGCATCTCCTGCATGATAGGCGGGCATTCCCGCACCGCATCGGCGTTAACCGCGCTGGTGTGCACAGCTTTCTGGAAAAATATTTTCCAAAAAACCTTTATTATTTCAGGATGTTATTGAGACTTACTTTTCAAACAGTCCCTTATGCGGGCATGACGTCATCGTTGGCCGGTATTCGCCAGCGCCGGAAGCGACTGGCGCAACTGGTGCTGTATCTGTGTTGCAATCCTGTTCCCGTCATGGGTATTGGCATGCACGACAATATCACCGATATGCACTTCTGTTTTATGGCCACCCGTCGCGCCGGGCGCTATATTCGCCATTTCCATCTGCCGCGTGATGATATCCGCCCAGGCCCCACGGTTGCGGTCTTCAATGCCGTCACGACTGACGGGGCGTTCATCAAACCTGCGTATGGGTGCGGTGGCCTGACGGGGGGGATGGAAACCTGACATCAGCGCCCGTCCTGCCTTTCGGGAATAGAGATCAAGACCAGACGGCATCTTCTGGCCATAGGCCTTTACCTGATCGGCGAATTTCGCGCCATGCACATCAATGCCAAATGCCTGCATGATGTCCTGTGCGCGTGGTGCATGCCATTGCCCCGCGCCCAAGACATCACCCGCATCGCCGCGATGCCATGCACCAGATCCGCTTTCCTGCCCAATATTCGCAGCCACCCCCATCGCAGCCAAACGGGAATAACCCATTCCCGCCGGCATTCGGGCCGTCTGCACTTTGCGTAACCTGACCGCCTCACCAGACAGTTTCCGGTCCGACGGGGGCGGGTTTTTCGCGGCGACGACAGGCCGGGCGGCATCCGCGGCGATGGTTTCCGCTGCCGTGACGGGGACGGTTGCATCCTGTGGCGCAAGGCCCCCGGCGTTCCCATCCGCTTGCCCCTGCTGCCCCTGCACCGGCATGGGGGGCGGATATGGTGGCGCACGCACAACGACACCCGCCCGACCTGCGATGGCCTGACGCTGCGCCGGGGTCAGGGTAGAGGTCGGGACGGGGGACGAATTCGCCTCCCCTGTCACAGGCACAGCGACAGGCGCAACGACATGTCCTGTGCCCGGCCCAATGACAGGCCCAGTGACAGATCCAGTGACAGACCCAGTGGCATCATCCCTGACGGTGCGCCCTGTCATGCGTCCTGTCATGCGTCCTGTCACGCCCCCTGCCACATCCCCCGTCACGTCCCCCATGGCATCCCCGCGCATATGATCCCCACGCATGGCCGATGGAGGCGCGGCGGCACCGGCCCGCCCATCGACGGCGGGCCCTTCCCCCATAACAGGGGGAAGCATGGCGTGCGGATGCAACGGGGGCCGCGCCCCCGCGCGGCGGGCAGCGGCGCGCACGGCAAGCAGGGAGGGCCGCGCCATGTGAAATGCCGCCATCGCCGCCCGGCGCCGCGCCGCCACCCTGCGGGCGGCCCCGCGCCCTGCCTGTGCAAGCTGGCGCACCTGTTCCATGGCGCGCGACACGCCGTTGGCGGAGGAATTGGTGACAGGTGCCATTTCACAGATCCACGATGCTGTTATGGTTGCTTACCGCCGCGATTTCCAGCAGGTCATACAGGTCTTCGGTGTCATAGACGTCCTGCAGTTCATGCAGGCTTGCCAGACGGGATGCGATCACGCAGGCGATGGCGCGCGCGACGTTGGCGCATTCCGCGCGTCTTCGCCCACCGCCAGCAGAAGCTGGGCGACGGGGAGGAAGATGAACACGCTTGCGCCCGAAAAAAAATCCGTATGCAGCTTCATCGCCTCCATCTGCAACAGGCCCACCGTCGCGATTTCCTGTATGTCGGCGGGGATCCCCGGCTGTGGGGTGGGATGGGCGGGATCGCGGATGATGCGCACGCACTGCATCAGGCGATCCAGCAGGGCATCCGCCGCATCGGGCGCCATCATGCCAAAAATGCGCATGCCGGCCTCTGCAATGCCGCCCATCCCCTCTGCCGCGTCATCCGCCACCGCGCGATAACCACCGGCAATCGCCGCATGCAGCACATGACGGCCCCAGCGGTCGGCATCAAACGCACTCATGCGGGTGATGACGAAAACCTTGCCCAGGTCCTCGCCCTCTTCCGTCACGCTATATTCGATGGATTTCAACGCCATTACAGGGCTGCGGGCAAAACCCGCTCCCACAGGATGTCGAACCGCCGCGCATCAAGCACCCGCCCCGCATTGGGCAGGGCACTTGCCGCACGCAGCACGCCACGCAACAGCGTATAACGCCGCCCCACCGACGGAAGCTGGATCTCGCCCCCGATGCGATAGATCGTGCGCGCCACATCCTGCGCCGTGACGATGGATTCGAACACAAGGCAACTGTCGGAACTTGCGGCGAGGGAGACGGACTGATGCACCGGCTGTGGCACCCACCCTGCGGACAGATAGCCATCAACCGACATCTGCGTTTCCGCCAGTTCGCGCTGGTCCGCCTCGAACGCGCGGTCGGCGCTGTAATTCGACAGCGTGACCGGCGCGTTGAACAGGCTGCTGACGGTGATGGTAAAGACCGAGTTGGCGTCGGAAATGTTATAGTCGCTCATGGATTACTGCACCTCCAGCGAAGACAGGCTGATGGACTGGACCGATCCGCCATCGGTGTACCAGAACTGACATGGGGGGGAGGCACGGGCCGCGCGCACGGTGGCGGCGGCGGTGGACGCACCGGGCAGGAAATACCACCCCCGCGTCGCCAGCGTGTCGGAAATGGTGCGCGCGGCCGCGTTGTTGACCTGCTGCTGCTGTGCCGCCGTCAGCGTGACGCCCGCACGGATCAGCCCGAACGCCAGCGCCTGGTTGATCGTGTCCTGCACGCTGGCGGCGATCAGCACGTCCCCATCCGCATTATACGGGATCTGCCCGATATTGAGCAGCAGGCCAAGCAAGGCGCGCTGGAACGATCCGTTCAGCCATACCTGCCCGATATAGCTGTCGGCCCATGCGAACGGCCCGGACACCGCGCCATCGGACAGGAATTCGAAATCCGTGCCCGACCCGGCATACCCGCCGTAATAGCTGTAGCCATTGGCCGCAAGCGTACTGGCCATGGCTGCGGTCTGGACGGTGGGGGTAATCAGGCCGTTTTGCCGGAATTTCAGCGTCGTGCGCCCTGATGTCGTGGAAAAATCCTGCGACGCCATCCATCCCAGCGCAAGGGCGGCGACCATCGGATCGGCATAGATCGGGGTGACGCCCGCCACATCCTGGGCCGCGACCCACGCGCCGAACGCCACCGTCGTGCCTGATACCACCGCCTGCGGATCGGTATCCCACGGCACGTACCAAAAACGCGCACCCTGTGCGGCCGTCCATTGTGCGAATGCCTGTTTATCGGCCAATGACGGTTCGAACGCGGTGGTAAAGCCGGTCCAGCCGGTATTGACCGCCACCAGCGCATCCATCACGGCCCCCGGCGTGGTGCCTGATGTCGCACCCGATGTGCTTCCTGCCGGTGCGGACAGTGTAACGGTCGGGACAGAGCTGTATCCGCTGCCGCCTGCGCCCACCGTAATGGCGACGACCACGCCGCCCGCGACCGTCGCGGTGGCCGTGGCCCCGCTGCCGCCGCCGCCCGACACTGTGACACTGGGCGCGGTGGTATATCCACTGCCGCCATTACCCACCGCGATTGCCTGCACCGCCCCCGCCGACAGCGTGGCGGTGGCCGTGGCGGTCACGGGGCCTTGCGCGCCATCGGCAAAGGTCGGACATGCGGCCATCAGCAGGGTCGAGGGCGTCTGCACCGCATTGGTGTACCCCGTGAAATAGACCTGCGCCATGTCGTATTCGACGCTGTTTTCCCCGCATGTCGCCGCGACATCGGCGGCGGAGGTGAACACGCTGACCCCCGATGCAGGCAGCCCCGCATTGCGCGACAGCACCAGCGCATTGAGGAACGCGACACCGCCCCCCGCCGCAAGGACGCCGGGTGTAACCCGGACGATGGAAGAAACAGGAATGCCGGCCATATCTTACTCCGGTGGAAAGGTTGCGTCGGTCTCGAAAATCCCGACATTGAGTGCGTTTGCGAAATCCTGTGCAAAGGTCGCGGTGGAATTGACCTGCAATGACACTGTGACCTGCCACACATCCTCGTACTGCGCGGCGTCGGACACGAAATCGCGCTGTCGGGGCGGGGCGGCGTAAAGCGGCGCGATCGTGCCATATCCCGCTAGGAACGCGGCGCAGGCCGGGTCACGAAACAGCAGCGCGATGCGCCCCGCCCCATCGCCCGCACCCGCGCCATGCAGGTCCACACGCACATCGACCTGCTGCTGCATCCACACGATGCGGCATCCCGCGCCATAGGTCGTGCGGTTGGTGGCGATCCGCCCGCGTCCCGCCACCGTCATGATGGCGAACGCGCCACAGGGCGGGGCCACACGGTTGACCTGCCCCACCATCACCGCATCCGCCGGAAGGGGAATGGTCGCACATAGCCATTGCCCCAACGCCGTCAGCACCGTGCCCTCGGTCACGTCACCTGTGGCTGCCTGCGCACCATCAGCTTCGACCATGCTGTCCCCCATTGCTCCATCTGGCGCACCACCAGCCAGTCCGCGCCATCAAAATTCACAATGTCCCCGCCCGTGCCCGCCGCGCGGTCCATGCCGCCCACATCGCCCGCGACATACACGACCCTTAACGCGCCCTGCTGGCTTAAATCCCCCACATGCGCCAGTTCGTCCGACGACAGCGCCTGCACCCACACCGTCGCCGCAACCACACGATATTGCGGCGTGCGCGTAAAATCGGCATTGCCCACACTGCCGGTGGACAGCTTCAGCGTGGCCGCAGACCCCGGCCCCACAGCCCCCACCACAGCAACCGCCGCACCGAAAAGGTTCATGTCGGCCGTCCTTCATCCAGCAAGGTAAATATCCTTTGGAAATCATGATTTTTAGAGATGCAGGAGGCGCGGTCCTGATCGGGAAGGCCGACGGCATCAGGGGCGTTGCCCCCGAACCCCCACCAAAGGGCATTGCCCTTTGGAAACCATGACTGGGTAACAGATCGTGGTGCGGGGGCTGTCTCTTATACACATCTCCGAT